GGGAGTCCTATCGGCCCCGCCGCTCTATGAGTCAAAATTCCCGCAAGACACGATGGACGATACGACATTGCCCGGCCTGATTCCTGGGTAACGCTATGATTCCGAATTGGGTAAACGAATACATAGGAATCCAATTCGACGCCCAGGCGTTTAATTGCTGGACTCTCGTACGGAAGGTATACGCCGAGCAATTGGGGGTTATCTTGCCCGACTGGACTCACCCGCAAAGAGAGAGCTCGACGAGGTATATACGAGAGGTCGCCGAGCGCATGGCCGAGAGCCGCGATCGTGATTGGCATAAAAGGCCCTCGCCGACCCTGGGCGACGTTGCTCATTTTAGCGTCGAGGGCTTGCCTTTCCATGTTGGTATATATATCGGCGGCCCGAAGCGGTATATGTTGCATGTAATCAAAGACGCCGACTCTTGCCTTGAGAGTTTAAACGCCCTCGCCTGGCAACGCCGGTTAATAGGATTCTACCAATGGAACAAATGAGCGCGGTAATTTGTGGTAATGGCGGGCCCTGGATGCCCGACGAGGGCGCAAAGCTACGGGTCGAGATACGATCGGCCGCGTTACCGGGGGAATCCTATGAGAGAGCCGCCCAGGCCGGGCAAACAATACTCGAGGTTCTCGACGAGATCGTACCCGAGGGCGCGATCGATAACGTACTCGTATACCTGGACTCGTCTAATCCTGATACTTTGCCCGAATACGTACCCCAAAAAAATTGGCACACGGTACGCCCAAAGCCGACGGCAACGGTAATAATCGAGGTCGTACCCGAGGGCGGCGGTTTCAAAAAGATATTACGCTCGATTCTAATGATCGGGATTCTTGTTTTCGCGTTTTGGGCGGGCCCCGCCCTTGTTGGGCAACTCGGCGTTCAGACTTTGCAGGGCCTGACTATGACTTCGGTCGGTTTTGGTCTAAACGCGTTGCACCTGGTTACATTTGCGGCGACGGGCCTTATAGGATTCGCCGGTATGTCGTTGCTAAACGCGATTATACCGCCCAGCTTGCCAAAGATCGACGCGCCCGATCAGGCAAAAACCTCGATAAATTTTAACAACGCGGCCCGCCCAGGCGAGCCGATGCCCGTTATTTTCGGCAAGCTAAGATACTTCCCGCCGCTCGGGGCGCAAATGTATACCGAGACCGTCGGCGACGACGTATACGTACGGGCGCTATTTATGTTCGGTTATGGGCCGCTCGAGCTTTCCGACTTTAAGATTGGCGATAATCCGATCGAGGATTACGAGGATTACCAGTTAGAAGTTATCAACGGTTACCCCGACGACCCGGCCTCGCCGCAATTGTTCTCTAACGACGTAACCGAGACCACATTCGCAACGGCTCTAGATACCGATAACGAGGTAATCGTTACGACGGCGGTCGATGCCAACGAGGCGCAAGTCGATATAGGATTCGACTCTCTCGTTGAAATGAGCAGCAAGGGCAAACGTCTTACGCGGTCGGTTACGTTTACCGTACATTACCGAAAGGTCGGCGATACTAATTGGCTCGAGCCAAACAAGCCCGCCCCGACGGGCGTTTATTACACCCTTTACGGTACGAGCGGCCTTTACTCGAACGGCCCGACGCGCCAATCCCAGTATACTTTTTCTAATAACGTACAAGAACCCCGGCGTTATACCGTGTCGCTCGTTTTCGACGAGCCCGCGCAATATCAAATACGAGTAATACGGACCACGGCGGATGGTTCAACCGACGATCAGATATACGACGACGCGACACTTACGGCCTTGCGTACGATTAAGCATCAAAGCCCGATTACCCGCTCGGGATTCTGTAGTGTCGCCTTACGCATCCGAATGACCGACCAGCTATCGGGCGGCGTTCAAACCTTCAACGCAATCGCGCAAAGACTATACCCGACTTGGAACGGTACCGAATTCGTCGAGCCCGTCGAGGGCGCGATCGTCGAGGGTAATCGCACCAGGACCGCCGCCGCCGCTTATATGTTCGCCTTGCGCGGCCCTATGTCGGCCGACGCCGCGCCCGACTCCTCGCTCAATACCGCCTCGCTAATCGATGATTGGGCCGCCGCTTGTGAAGCGGACTCGCCGCAGGGCGACGAATACTGGTTATTCGATCACGTAGTACAGGGGCAAAGCACCGGGTACGACATACTAGCCTTAATCGCCGCGACCGGCCGAGCGGTTCCGTCGTTGCAAGACGGCTCGTACGGCGTAACCCGCGACGTAGTGCAGGCCGCACGCGTTCAGCTATTCACGCCGCGCAACTCGCGCGACTTTACCGGCGAGATTGTATACGGCGAGAACCCTCACGGCTTGCGCGTTACCTATCTCGACGCCGATCTCGATTATTCTGAAAAAACGGTAATCGCTTATCGCGACGGATACTCGAGCTCTAACGCGACGCGTATCGTCGACGTTGCATTGCCCGGCATTACCCGCCGGTCGCAGGCATTACGAGAGGCCCGCTATCATTTGGCGGCGCATATCTTACGCCCCGAGGCTTACAGGTTTAAGACCGGGGCCGAGGCGATGGTATGCGTAAAAGGCGACCGTATCGGCGTACAGCACGACTTACCCGAATTCGGAGTCGGTACCGCCCGCGTCATATCGACCGACCTCAATAACGACGGCGAGGTTTTGGGCGTTGTTCTCGACGACGAGATATATCTCGACCCGGCCGAGTCGCACACGGCCGTATTTAGGCTCGATCAGTCGACCGACCGTTTTGCCGCCGTTGCTCTCGAGACCGGCGTCGGCGGCTCGGTCGACGCGTTGGTATTCACGACCGCGCAAACGCTCGACGGCCTTGCCGGGTCGCTCGTTGGGGTACAGTCGACGAGCCAAGAGATACGCGACCTAATCGTTAAAGAGATTACGCCGACCGGCGACCCTGAAAACATGGAATGGGAAATTCACGCGGTCGACTATAACGAAGCAATTCAGTCGGCCGATACGGACGCGATTCCAGCTTATGACCCTGGAGTCGTCGGGCAAAAGATATACGAGCCGCCCGCCGCCGTACGACAACTCGGGTTGAGCGAGATTCTCACCATTCAAGGTAGTGCGCCGGTATCGTCGATCGCGGCGTCGTGGCAACCCGGCCCAGGCCCGATCCCTAATTTTTACGAGGTTTATTTAAATCTCGTCGCCGGTTGGAAACTCATTACGACGACCGAGGCAACGAGCGCGATCTTGCCGTATGCGGTTAATCTAGAGGAAACTTACGAGGTCGCCGTATTGTCGGTCGGCCGAGGCCCCGACGGTAATAATCTTAAATTGCCGATCTCGAGGGCGTCGACCGCGACGCTTACGATTACCGGCGACGACGGCCCGCCGCCCGCCGTCGATGATGGTACGTTTAAAGTATCGCGTCTCGCCGATGGCACGCGGCGCTTTTCCTGGGAACAAGCCGACCCGCCCGCCGATCTCGAGGGGTACGAGATCAGGTACGCGACCGGGTTTAATGTTGCCTGGGAATCTTGTACGGCGCTCTTTACCGCGCCGCTAAAAGCGAGCCCGGTAGAATCTAACGAACTCGCGGCCGGGTCGTATACTTTCCGTATTAAGACGGTCGACACGGCGGGGAATTACTCGGCAACGTCGCGCCTCATTAACGCGACCCTGGGCGACCCTCGGCTTAAAGATGTGATCTTACAACGCTTGGAAACCGTCGAGGGGTACGACGGCACGCTCACCGATTGTTGGCGCGACGGCAACACGCTACGCGCCGAAGCGGCGACCGGGCAAGATTGGGACGACTTACCGGCGACCTGGGCGGCAATGGCCGACGAATGGCGCGACATTGTTACCCACAAGAATCCAATCACATATGAGACGCCGGTAATCGATCTAACGGCCGACGTTGTATTTACGCCGTTGGTTACGGTAACGGGCACCGGCTCGCCCTCGATTACTATGCGATACCATACGGCCGCCCAGGGATCGGACCTCTCGAGCGCGTCGTACGGGGCCCTCGGCGCAAAAACGGGTCGCTATGTGCAACTAAAAATCGTTATGAGCGATTCAGTAACGACGCAACCGACGATCGAGGAAATCACGACCTTGATCGATTCCGAGACCGTGACAGAGGAATATGACGACATAGACACGGCAACAGAGTCGGCGACATGGTTTAACAAGATCGCAGACGGGCATTTCGAGGTTGGGTCTAAGGGCGCACTAAACACCATTACGGCCGTTAATGTTCTAGCCTTACAGGGCAATGTTTCAGGTTATACGACCGCCGTTATCTCGAAGGTAAAGACGGTAAACGGCGAGGTCGCGGCCGAGCTTAAAATATGGGATAGTAACGGCGTACTTGCCGACGCTACGATCGATCTCGAATTACGCGGCCCGGCGATCGCGACCGATAGCGGCGCGAGTAATGTTTTCGCCTCGGCATTTTCGGCCGCTTTTGGATAGGAGTCCAGTATGGCAGACACGCAGAGAACCCTTACCGATCTACTTACGAATCTATTCCAAGACGGGCAAGCCGACGGCTCAATTACAGAACAAGATATGCGCGACTTGATCGTTTCGCTCGTTAATCCGTATATGGGATTCTATATCTCGACCTCGGCCGTAACGACGATCTCGGCGTCGGGCACCTATTACAAGGCCGCCGGTACGACGACAGAGACGAATTCCTCGTCGGATATGGACGACAACGGCGGCACCAATAACCGAATCCGATATACGGGCCTCACGACCCGGCATTTTCATATCGTCGCCCAGGCGTCGGTTACGCTCGCCACGGGTACAAATCAAGACGTAGGTATACAGGTATGGAAATATGACGACTCGGCCGGGTCGGGCTCGTTGCTCGCACACTCGGAGGCTCGTAACTACGTACCACACTCGGAGGCCGTGCAAATCACTACGCACGCCGACACTATGCTTGATACCAACGATTATATCGAAATACACGTTGCAAACCATACCGATACAAATAACGTCGAGCTAAATTACGGCTATATGTTCGCAATGGGTAATCTAATGTAAGGGGCACATTATGACCGCGATTCCTTCAACGACTATGACAAAGACGCACCTCGACGCGTCGACCGACGACCCTAAACAAGCCCGACCCGAGCTCGCTACGAACGTCGATACGTTTAACGCCCTAGTCGTTGCCCTAAAGGCGAGCGCCGGGCTTAACGTCGGCGACGGCCTGGAGGACGACGGCAGCGATAACCTACGCGTAAAGCTCGATACAGCGCCGGGCATTGCCCGATCGTCGAGCGGTATAAAGCTCGATATTGACGGCCTGGGCGATATTGGTACCGGGAATATTGATACGGCGGCCGATTACCTCGTCGTACACGACGCGACAGACTCAACGCATAAAAAGGTACTAGCGAGCGAGGTCTCGGCACCTTCTTTGCCGTCGGGTACGGTTATTATGTCGGGCGCGAGCTCGGTACCGGCGGGTTATCTCGAATGCAACGGGCAAGCCGTATCGAGGTCGACATATGCCGACTTGTACGCGCAGATCGGCACCGCTTACGGCGTTGGTAATGGCACGACAACTTTTAACGTGCCCGACATGCGCGACGCTTTCCCGGTCGGCGTTGGTACGACCTACACGCGAGGCGACGAGGGCGGCGCGGCGTCGGACTCGATCACGCTCGACGAGGACCATTTGCCCGACCATAAACACGAAAGCGGAATCGGTATGGAGTCGGCCGATATTGGTATTGAGGCGTACGGGTACAAATCAAAAACCGGATTTACGCGCAACATCGGCAGCGGCTCGGATAACGGCACGCTGACGCCCTGGACCTCGGGCGCTTACGGTACCGATAGCGTAGCCGTCGCAAATAACGCATTCACGGTCGACACGTTGCCGCCTTATGTGGGCTTGCAGTATTTTATCAAAACGTGACAACCTACTTTATTAAATAGGTTGCAAAGGGTGTTAATTATGGCAGAACAAGCTGACGGCCGGGGTAACGACGACCCAAATAAAATCGGACGCGTTACAATGAAACAGATTCATATCCTAATCGTGCTCGCGCAAATCTTTGTTGTGCCCTCGGTTGGCTGGATGATTAGTACCGTACTCGAATTGAAAAATTCCCTTACGGTCGTCGCGACAAAGCTCGACTCGAGGTTCGAGGGTATCAACCTAAACGACCGATATACGAGAACACAGGCAACGCAAGATCACACCCTTTTGCACGCCCGAATCCAACGACTCGAGGAAAGAGTCCAGCGCAATGAGGGATGGATTCGCACGACCGCCGATCATAATAGCGTCGGACGATAGGGGCCCGGCGTGTATAAAATTTACGTCGCGTTGCCGGTTAATAGAATAGAACCCGGCCGATTATACCTTGTCGACGGCGCGGGTCGTTTTCTTTTCGAGGCGGCTTGCCGGGGCAAGGCAGATGGGGCCCGCGCCTCGAGCGAGGGCAACCCTAATCGTTATACGGTTTACCCTTACGGCGACTTTCCGAGCGGCACATATTATCCAACGAACGTGGTTACGCTCGACCCGCCCCATAGCCGCATTGGTAACGCCTGGATACCGTTAAACGGGTACGACGGAGACGCCCGAGACGCGGCCTCTAACGGCCGTACGGGCCTCGGGATTCATGCAACGCCCGACGACGACGGCGATCGGGGCGAGCAAACGCTTATCGCGACATATGGTTGCTTGCGCGTACTCGACGAGGAATTCGCCGAGCTCTGTAATATTTTGGGCGATAACAAGGTACTAATATCGGTTATTGATATACCGCCGCTCGACGACTAATATCGTCGTCGGCTTGTTATCTTGCCGGGTGGGGTAGGGTAACGGCTTGAACGTGTAGACCAAACTTGGCCCGGTTGGCTTAATTGCCGATCGGGCCTTTTTTTATACGGTATTGCGAATATATCCCGATCGGCGTACCATGCGGCAAGCAAAACAAAAGGGGATAAGAATGCCCGAGAAATTGATTCAGCGAGCAGGAGAGGCAACCGGCGGCGGCCTGGGCGGCGGCGGTATCGGCCTTTTAATTGTTTGGGCCTGGAATGGCCTTAACCCTGATTACCCTATGAGCCCAGAGGTCGGCGGCGCGGTCGGCGGCTTGTTCGGCGGCTATCTCGCGCCGATTGCTACGGCGTTACAGGGCGCAATTTTGCGCCGCCTGGGCTCGTAATGACGCGCGGGCGGCGGGGTACCAGGCGATCGAGGTCGGCCCGTCGGGCTCGGCCCGCTCTTACGCCCAGGCAACCCCGTCGCCCGATCGACACGACAACGGCGAACCTCGCGCCCTTGACGCCTCTCGAGCACCTAAACCGGCTCGGCGCGTTGCTCGAGCACGGCGTTAATGCCGTCCAGGAGTCCGATAATGATTAAGGTCGTCGCAATACTATCGGCAATGCTCGCCGCCCCGGCTTGCGCGGTTTACCAGGTTATATCGCCCGAGGGGCAAACGATCGACTTTCGGGCTTGCGTATTCGGTTGCGTGCTCGAGCCCGATAAAGCCGTCGCCGTGAAGGGCGGCGGCCTGGGTTATAACGTAACGCCGACAGGCCGCCGGGTACTCGGGGCGCATTACGAAAATAGTAAGATCGCCCCGGTACGACCGGGCGCAAACGTATTGATAATCGACGAGCTCGACGCGGACTCGCCGCTCAATCAAATTCTCACTAATCCGCGCCGCAAGGAGTCCGAATGATGAAAAAACTAATTACCGCCGCCCTTGTGCTTACGCTCACGGCTTGCGCCTCATATAAGGAGTCCGTGTT